CACATAACTGGTCTAACGATCAATTCAATACTGAATTAATCATTATAAATAATACATTTATTTTGAATATAATATTTATTTTTCACAAATCAAACCTTATTCAAAAAATTGTTTCGGATTATTTATTTTTTCTCCTTGTTGAACACATTCGGCTAACCATTCTTCTGGTATAGTTTTTTTGCTAACATATGTTATTCCTAGTTTATTTGCATAAGCTTCATATGTAGTTTTACTAGCTTTTGAAATTCTTTGATTTGGATTTTGAAATACCATTCTAATATCAACTCCTGGATTACTTTGTAATACATGTTTCATTTTTTTACGATCTATTGCAGTCCATCTACCTTTTGTTTCTATATACATCATAGATCCATTACGTTTAGTAAACACAAAGTCTGGTGTATATTTTGCATCTCGTTGAGGAACTATATATTTAATTACATCAGTCTCATAACGAAGTTCATAAGATGTTTCTTTGATTTGTTCAGCTACTAAAAGTTCTAAACCAGAACGGTAACCGTATTTATATGCTGCTTGGCGTTGTTTGCTACCAGCAGTATGCCAGTGATTTTTTTTCATTTTATTGTAACTTTTATTTTTATTTATCCTTTAAGATAATTCCAATTATAATAGTAATATTTATTTGATTTTAATCCAGGACTAGTATATATTTGAAACCTATAGATTCTAGATTTATCAAGTTGAAATACATCATTTTTTATATTATTTACAGCTGTCCCATAAACCTTCCATAATATTTTATAATTATCTCTGCTAAATTTTAAAGGAGAATTTTCTAATTGCAAGAACTCTTTTTGATATGTTTTCCAAATAGCATCTTTAAATTTATTAGCTGCTCCTAGTTCATTATCACCGCTCCAATTACTGAATTTTGCAAAATATTTTTGCGGATTATCTGTTATCCATTCTTGAATACTTTGAGCTATTTGTATTGCATATGTACGTTCTTGTGTTGTTAACTTATCAATATCTCCTGTTTCTATTTTGCTAAGTACAGATTGTTGTCCATCACTATCAAATGTTTGTATCATTAAATTTGCATAATCAGATTCTGGAATTTTTACATCTGGATCCAGGCAAAATCCTGATAAATCGATATAAACTCCCACAACTTTTTTATCTTGTTTTGTTTTTCCAGTAATTTTTATCTCGCGTATCTTAAAATATTTGTTATTATAGTTTTTTAATATACCACCCCCTCCAGTAATTTTTACAACATATCCATATTTTAAATATGTATCTGTATATAACGGAGGTATTGTAATTTCAAAAAAAGCTGGTTCGCATTTTTGTTTTATATAGTCAATTTGTTGAGGCTGTATATTTTTAACTGAATATTTATTTTTTTCTTGTTTATCAACATCTAAATCAGTATCAGTTTCTGCAGGAAGAGGCTCCGGAGATTTTCTAATTCCAGTATCTTCAGCTCCAGATGATTTTTCACCCCATTGTTCTATTAATATATGTTTTAAACGTATCATCTATTTTTTAATATTTAGTTTTTCCCCTTCACCTTCACCTCCACCTTCAACTTCTTCCTCTTCTTCATTTTCTCCACCTTCTTCCTCTGGTTTATTTCTAACTCCAGTGTCTACTGCTTTAGAAGATTTTTCACTCCACTGTTCTCTCATTATTTTTTTATATTCTTGCAAAATAATGTCTTTAACATTTGAATAACGTTGTGTGCTTTCATTTGCTTCAGCTGGCAAGTTTACTACTTTCCACAATGTGTCTGTAAATTTCTTTGTGATTTGTCCTTGTGTTGCCTCTATATCTTCATCATAAGCAATTCTTTTTTTCCATGAGTATTTTATTCCTTTAACAAAGTTTAGGGTTATTTTATCAACAGTATCTGGCTTATTAGCTACACTTTCTTTAAATCTATTTAATAAAGCGTCATCTGCTGGAATTGATTCTGTTTCTTCCATTCTCAACAAAGCTTTTTTAATTTTTTCTACTGATGGACTTTTTGCATCTTTATCTAATGTCATTGACGATACCGTAACACCTTCAAACTCACCACCATCTTTATATTCACCCCTTTTTTGATCATATGCATTGTATTGTATCACGTTAAATTGTTTATCGTTTTTCCAGACTCCTTGTTCATAAATTCCGTCTTTATCTTCAGGATAATATTCAATTCCTTCTCTGCTTTTCCAAGGACCTTTTCCTTTAAATATTAAATTATTTACTTCTTTGTTGTGCCATTCGCCTTCTCCAACAGGTTTTCTGTTTTGCACGTCTCCTACATATAAATAATTACTTGGCGCTTCATTACCTTCAAAATATGTAACTTTTACTCCTTGAGCTTTTCCGGTGTTTGGTCTATACCCCTTTTTGTCAAATGTACCAGTAAACACTCCATAACGATGAGGTTCAAAATCCGTATCATAATATTCTACATGACCTTTTATCCACTCAAAGGTAAAACGAGGTCTTTCCCATGGACCTTTTCTTGTTCCAATTATTTCTCCGGTGAACTGAGCAAACCATGGATCTCGAGATCTATCTATATGTACATCAACTACACCAACAGTTGGCGTGTGAGTTGTTTTATCATAGTCTCCTGTAAACGTTCCTGTCCACTCACCTGTTATATCTTCGTCTTCGTCTTCTATTGATCTAACCCCACCTTTTCCTTTTATTGGAAATATTTGCAAATTCATTCCGTCTGGAGAATATTTAACTAAAACTTCTCCATTTACCATCCATGGTGATTCTAATTTAGAATCAGTATTAACATCAAAGCCTTTATCATCTACAGTTATTACAAATGGTTTTGTTGCTTTTAAACTTACATCCCCTCTAATTTTTTTAGGTTTTGTGTTTCCTAAATGAAATAAATCATCTTTAAGATCTTGATCTCTTTCGAAATATTCTTCAAATTCTTTAGTTAATGCAATTAATTGACGTTTCCATCCTTCTGCTTGTTCCGGAGTATGTATAGTTACATTGTCTAAATCTGTTACAAATTTTTGGTTTCTAAAATATACATCTGATTGTTTATCTTGTATAATAGGTTTTATTTTGTTCCACACACTGTTAAATATGTTTTTATCAAATATCCAAACGTGAAATTTTACTGCTCTTTTAGTTAATTTAATAGGATTACTTAATACATACATATATGTTTTTTTATTATACTTACCAGTAGGTCCTAGTTCTTTATTTTGAGTTAGCCATCCTATAGCATCCCGGCGCAACATTTCTGCTGGCGCGCCTTTGGAACCTCTTTGAGCTCTTCCAATTAATGGAAATCCAAGTACAGCTCCATTTCTTTCTGCTTTTCTATTAACGAAGCCTTGTCTTAATGTATCTGTTCCATATATTGACCACCTCCATCCTGCAACTCCCGATTTTTCTTTTAATAATTCTTCTCGTATTATACGTTTTAATATTTTAGTACGATCAATTGCACTAATATTAATTTTAGTTAAATTATCTATTTCTTCACGTATTATGTTATGTAATAAATTATTCATTTTTTATACACTTTTTTATATAAATATAGTTACCAATCAATCATTACTAAATTACCATTCCATCTCATTACATTATCTGCTTTAAAATCTAAATCTAAATCTANATCAGGTAATCCAATTCGTTTAACGTCTTGTTGTAATGCCCTTAAGAAATTAACTAATTGTTCATTGTTATCTCTACCTCCATCTGCATCTAAATAATCAAATACAGAAACTTCTCCGCCTTCTTCTCGAGCATATTGTTTAAATCCATTTAAGAAATTATTTATTTCATTGATTTCATTTGTAGATATAGGTTCTGCACGAGACATTATATACATATTTTTTCCGTTAACATAATGAACTGGAATAAAAGTTGTATATAAATCTTTCCTTCCTACAATTATATCTGCTACTTTATATTCTTCAGTTTCTGTAGTTATTTTAAAAAGAACATCTTCCTCGTCTATACTATAAATACGGCCATTGTCTCCTTTATCAAAAAATTTAAACTGTTTTTGATTAATTTTATCTATTAATCTAGTTGTCTCATCTTCTGATAATTCAGTTAATATTTGTTTTAATCGTATCATTTAGCATTATATGTTATATTTTTATCTAAATCCAATTGAACTATAAAATTTATATCTACATCAGATCGTTTTTTAATTGGCTGTGCTGGTTTACCTATTGCTAATAATTGCCCTGCATCATTATACAAACCTATAGTTGTTATATATGGTGAAAATATACTTCCTGTTGCAAAGTCTTTATATGTTTCATCATTATCCTTAGTTAATGTTAAATTTGATGACATATTAAAATCACCAGCGTCTATTCTAGTAAGAACATTTAATTCATGTATAGTTTTTGTGCTTCTATAACTAGCTGTATATGGAACTCGTTGTATAAGGTCATCATATCTATAATCTGGAGTTGATACAACTGCTATTCCATGTTTTGTAAACACATTTCCAATATGATTAGTTTGTAATAATGTGCCGTTTTCTAATCGATCACCTAAATATCCAACTTGTGTACTATTAATAGCTTTATTAAATATACGAATTTCATCTAATTTTCCATGTAAATAATCAGAATCAGTAAATCCTCCGATATACATTGGCCATTNATTGTCTATTCTTGCTGAAGCAGTAAATGGAGATAAATTGTCTTGTAGTAAATTNGAAGATACTGATGAATGTAATNTTCCNTCTAAATACATTTCTAATTTACTACCAGTTTTTTGACAAACAACATGGGTCCATTCTGATACTNCAGTCGACGAAGTTATTGTAGTTTTAAATTCGTCAGANCCAGCTGCAGAAAAAACTAAATGATTACTTCCTGATAATTCTAATTTAAATGGATATTGTGGTGTTTTTGAACTAGAAGCCTTTGTAATAACTAATTCGTTATTTATAGAAGAATTTGCTCCAGAAATAAACAATGATATACAATAATCATTATTACGATCATAAAAACCATCTAAATCAGTTTGAATATATCCACTACCACTAAATACAGCTGCAAATCCTACTGATTTTTTTAATCCAGATGTTGTAGTCACACCATCTACATATGTTACTCCAGAAGATTTATATTTAACTCTACTTGAATCAAAATATTCATTAAATCCTTCATAAAATGTAGAACCAGTTACTATTGAACCTGATACATAATTTGCGTCATATAAATTTCCATATCTATCACTTCTAATATCTAAAACAGAAAGACCATAAAATGAACTTCCGTAATATGCAGTGCCATATAATGCGGCATCTGATGCTGTTATAATTAAAGATGATTGTTTTATTCCTTCCCCTATTTTATCTTGTGGAAAAGAAAATA